AAAACTACAAGTGCCACCCAAGTTACATTAGATGCTTCCGACCCTGTTAATAACAGATTGGATGCGATTGTGGTGGATGAGGCAGGAGTAGTAAGTGTTATAAAAGGGGATGCTTCTGCAAGCCCTATTTCGCCATCTGTGGATGAATCACATATCCTCGTACAATACATCCTTGTAGAAGCAGGTTCAACGCAGCCAACTATTGCCAAAGAAGATATCTATTTAGAAAATGTAGAGTGGACTACATCTACTTATACGACAGGCACAGCAACAGGTTCTATTGATTTTGACAATGCTGTTTCCCCTAAACAAGGAGTGAAGTGTATATCTGCAAATGCAGACGCACGGTTAGGAGCAAGGTTTGTTAGGACTACTTCATTTGACCCTTATCAATACACCATGCTGTCTATGTGGGTTAGATTTACTGGCTCAAATGTAGCGACAAATAAGTCTTTAAATGTAAGGTTTGAGAATGGTGCAGGTGCATTGGTGGCTAATACTATTAACCTTTTCAATTTTGGGTTACAGAGAAATTTGCTGAATGTTTGGCAGTTAGTGGTAATTCCTATTACAGCATTCGGTGCATTACCTGCAACTGTAAAAGGACTCAAAGTTATCATGGCAGGTGGTACAGTAGGTCAAGTACGTCAATGGGATATAGACCTGATTTCATTGATCGATAATTCTGTTCCTGTCATTAATGAACAAGCATTCAATGTACTTAAAGACGGAGCATTAGTTGGGCAATCTTCTTCATTGAACTTCAAGGGTGCGCCTGTGACTGTTACCAATGACCCCATCAACAATAAGATAGATGTCGAGGTTATAGGTGGTGGCGGTCAGATTGCGTTCACTAAAACGAAAGCAGAGATTGACACACTTATAGCAGGTAATGACCTTGTAGCAGGTGCTATGTATGAGATTACGGGTGTACACCCAACGCTATATAACGATGGAACTAATAGTGGTACTACTATTTATTTAAAAGCTATTACAGAAAATACACTTGAAGTTCAAGGTACAGGGAAATTCTACAACCCGAAATACAATCAGGCAGTTGATGGATTTGGTATCTGGGAGAATAAGATGTATGGCACATTTTCTAATATTGTAGGCGTTTTTGATTACCAAAACAAAGAAGCTGTTACAGCAAACAATGCCGCAACAGGTATCATTTTAGCGGATGGAATGATACAGTGGGTGTCAGGTGATTGGAGTACAGCGACTTCCATTACAGGCGATGTTAGTGGTGCAACGGCAGATGTTGCAGATTTTGTAAGTCCATCTTACGGAGTGGGTGATAAAGTGATATGGGGTGGCTATTCATGGACAAACGCAAATGGGAATGTCGGTGCAAGTGTTGACGTGCTGAACTTGGATGCGGAGTGGACTAAGAATGTGTACGACACGACTAACTACAATATCGCTTATGATTTAATCGAATATGACTATGCGAATGACATGATTATCCGCAGGTTTGAGAAAGAGAGCAATGTGGATGTGAAGTGTAGTAAGGCACAGTATGACTTTTTTGTGGGCAGTGGATTCCCTTATCATTCTATATCGGTTCAGCAGTTTGGTAATGTATTTAATACTTCATCATTTAAAGGTCAGATAAATATATTATGTAACAACGGATACAATGAAAGTATAAATTTCATTGGTTCATATCAGAGAAACCTTACGTTTGGGAGTAATGCAAATCAAGCCAACCTAACGTTTGGGAGTAATGCAAATCAAGACAACCTAACGTTTGGAGGTAGTACATATCAGAGAAACCTTACGTTTGGAAGTGATGCATATCAAGACAACCTAACGTTTGGAGGTGATGCATATCAAGACAACCTAACGTTTGGAGGTAGTACATATCAGAGAAACCTTACGTTTGGAAGTGATGCATATCAAGCCAACCTAACGTTTGGGAGTAATGCATATCAGTACAACCTTACGTTTGGAAGTAATGCACATCAAGCCAACCTTACGTTTGGAAGTGATGCAAATCAGAGAAACCTTACGTTTGGGAGTGGTTCAGGTCAAGGCAATATCACATTTGGGAGTGGTTCATATCAAGACTACCTCACATTTGAGAATAATTCAGCTCAATTCAATCTCACATTTGGGAGTGGCTCATATCAATCCTACCTTACATTTGGAAGTGGCTCAGGTCAATATAATCTCACATTTGGAATTAACTCATATCAAAACAATCTCACATTTGGGAGTAATTCAAATCAAGGGAATCTCACATTTGGGAATAATTCAAGTCAATATAACCTCACATTTGAGAATAATTCAAGTCAAAACAATCTCACATTTGGGAGTAATTCATATCAAGGCAATCTCACATTTGGAAGTGGTTCACAGTTAGACTACAACTCACAGGTAATTAGCTCCAACATGCAGTATATTACTTTCAACACAAAAAATGTAACAGTTCCAGATTTATCCTCCGCAACCCTGATTTTTGATGGCAACGTCAAAGAGGTCTACCAACGCCCTGACAACGCATTGAAGATTAGATATTATGACAACTCCGATGCATTGGTAATAGCGGATATTGATGATTAATTTGTAAAATACCATGATTATAGTATACTACATATTTATACCGATACTACTGTTTATCAGTGGATTTGCTAAAGCCGTGATGGATTTATCAGCGGAGGGTAAGATTAAGTTCAAACCATCAAGATACTGGATAAAAGCTATGTCTTCTCCTAACAAATGGAAAGACGGAGACCCAAGAAAAGGTGAGAAGTTCTTTGGTTCTTCACGTTGGTTTGTATCACTTACTGATGCATGGCATGTGTTTGGTTTTGTATTCAGAATATCTTATGCTATTGCATTCTTGGCTATTGGCTCTCTTGCTTTATACAATCCATTGCTACCGCTTTTAGCAATACCTGCATACGCATTCTTTGCACTTGTATTCCATATTTTTCACACATATAAAATCTTACGAAAATGAGTATTTCTAAAAAAAGAATAGCAATTTGGACTGTATTTTTTGCAGCCTTAGCAATAGCAGCTATTATTGCAGGGGTATTGGGGTAATAATGGTATAAATTATTGTCTATATGAAATATAAAAACATAACATACGAATACATGGCTTCAATACTGCACTTGCGCAATATCTATGAAGCCATTGCGAATTTTATATTTATAATTCTTGGTGGAATTTTATCGCACTTTAATTTGCTTTTTTTTGACAACATAGATGTATTCAAGGCAATATTTATTGTTGTTTTTGTAGATAATCTATTAGGTCAAATTATAGGATTTAAAACTAAAGTAAAAAGTCCTAATGGAAAATTAGTTTCTGCATGGGAAACACGAAAAGCTCTTAAAGGTGTATGGTATTTAGTTGGTTATTCTGTTATTGTCGCAACAGTACTAACAATTCAAAAAGCCTTTCCAGATGCTTCTTTTCTTACAGGTGCTGTTGTATTGCCAATTATGCTATTTCAATTAATTAGCATACTTAAAAATGCAAGTTTATTAAACATTTTACCTCAAGGTTTATTTTTAAAAATCATGGAAAATATAGACAACTATAAAGACCAAAAGATTGCTGAATTAACACAAGAAGAAAATGAAATTTAAAACAGTATATATAGGCTTATTAATTATAATTGCTTTGTCAAGTTGCAATCGCAGAGCGTCACAGATTATCTATCAAGATAAAATTGTATCGCACGTTGATACAATTACTGCTGTATCTACGAAGTATGATACAATACCTTGTGATGAGTTTGAGAAAATTATTACAAGTATTGATAAAGATACAGTCTTTGTAAAAGTGATAGATAAACAGATTTCTGTAAGGTATCTTAAAAAGTCTGATACTGTATATCGTGATGTAATAATTGTGCAACCAGCTCCATTACGACAAGTAAACAAAGTAGATAATTCTGTCAAGAATGTAGCTAAGAAAAGTAGTGCTATTGGCGATGGAAATAAAATAACTACCAAGAAATATAATTGGTGGTGGATATTTGTTGCAGGTATGTCAACATTCTGTATAATTCAGAATATTTTATTTAGAATTTTAAAAACATATTTTCCAATTTTTAAATTTTTGCCATGAATAAACAATTAATTGTAGATATTGCTAAACAAGAAATTGGAACTAAAGAAAATCCAAGAAATAGCAACAAAACTAAATATGGTAAGTGGTTTGGGTTAGATGGTGTGGCTTGGTGTGGAATATTCGTGTGTTGGTGTTATGACCAAGCTGGTTACGTACTTGAAAATATTGGATTTCAAAAAGGTTTTGCAGGTTGCCAGACTGCAGTTGCTTATTTTAAGAAAAATAATAAAATCACAACTACTCCAGAGCCTGGAGATATTGTATTCTTTGATTGGAACGGAGATGGTCGATATGACCACACAGGAATATTTGTAAAAAAAATAGACTCAAAAACATTTTCAACAGTAGAAGGAAATACATCATTAAAAAACCAAAGCAATGGTGGCGAAGTGATGTTGCGAGTTAGGAATTTTGGTAATGCAATTTTTGTAAAAGCAAAATAAAAAAATAAAAATGATAAATATTCTTTCACACATGAAGCGTTACGCATTCTTACTCTTAGCAGCTTGTTTGTTTGCTACAGTAAGCGTTAGTATGGCACAGGAAACAATTCCTAAAGTCAATTAATAATTTCGCTGAACAGAGATGTTGAGTTTTTTCATAAAGTTAGTTAGTTACGTTAAGAGCTCTGCGCAATGCAGGGCTTTTTTATTATAAAAAAGTAAACTTATAGGTTTATTTTTTTATAATTTTGCAATACAAACTGTACTGTTTATAAATTCGAACTGTGGAAGTGTTTGATTATAAAGAACTTCTGTGTCTTATAGACACTTTTTGCAGAGAGATAATCCTTTTAGACTTTAAGTCTTCAACAATCTTATATAAATTTACTTCATTCAAATTATTAACTTTAATTTAACATATAATATTGACAATATATTGATACTTGTATTTACATTTGTATTATCAAAATTGATAACTAAGTTAATAAACAATTACAACAATGGCAAGAATAAATAATAATGTATTGGATTTAATTAGAAATTCAAAAATCTGTAAAGCAAGATTGCAAATAGCTTTAGATAAATCAGCACCTACAATTCAGCGGTATTTAGATGATAATGATATTATGCTAACAACTGCGGTTGCTCTTGATGTAATTCAATCAGAATTTGAATTAAGAGAAGAACAAATTTTAGAAACCGAAACTACTAAAGTATAATGTACGCAATAATTAATGAAAACAAATTGTATTTGGTGCAGATAAATTTTAATGATTATTCATTTACGACAAGAATAGATTTAGCAACAAAATTTATTACAAAAGAAGGTGCAGAAAGTAAGATTAGAAAATTACCAATGTTTAAAAATTTAAAAGCTGTAAAATGTTGGACATAAATACATATCGTGAGGAGCAATACCAAGATTACCAGCAAAAGCTGTCTAAGCCAGATGCTATAGAATTGGTAAAGTGCGCTGGTTGTAGTGATGAAGTGGAAGAAAATGAAGTAAAGTTATTTAAAATGCATGATGTGAATGATGGCAAAGAACTGAACTATTGTCTGACTTGCATCGAAATTTATAAAAACGAAAATCTTTAAGTATGGAAAAATTAGAATTAATGAGAAAAAAACTTGAGCTAATGGCTCAGCTTTCTGAACTGTATGAAGTTGGAAATATTGCCAATAGATTAGTAAACTTTGAAATGCAAACCGTACTAATGGAACGCATTTCAACCAAGAAAGGCGAGATAGCAGAATTGGAGAGAGAATTAGCAAAAGTAAGTATTGCGGCATAATTAACGGTCATGGATTATTTAAAAGAAATACAAAGTCTGAAAAACATCACAAAAAATACGATTGATATGCTTTGCGCAAATCTTTCAAGGCTCGAAAAGGTGGAGGCTGTTTTAGAAAAAAATAAACAGCTTTCCTCTCGAGCAGTTGCAAGAAAAAGAAACAAAAATAAAATTATGCAAGACATAATATCTTTTGAAATAAAACCAGGAAAACCAGCAATTGCAAAAAGAAAGTAAAATGAAAGCACAAGCTATAGTTATAAAGAATACTTCTTTGTTCGTAGGAGAAAATGGAGAACTTTTAGCAACGGAAGACTTTAAACGGTTCTTTCCTATTGATGGATTTTTTCATGTTGACAGTAAAAAAAATGACATAATAATATTGGACAATATCTGTCCATATCAAATTACAAAAGATGAAATACAACGATATTATAAAGTGGTATGCGATGGTAATGAAGCTACCGATGGAAACAATGGAACAGAAAATAGTGATAATTCAGAAGATAAAGGAATTAACTACTATGAATTAGAAGAAAGTGAAGATGTAGAGCAATTCCTTCAAGAGATTGATGCCTACACAAAAGGCTGTGCGTTCAATATTGTATTATTCATTCTCTGTGCAATATTATTTTTTTTAATCATAAAATAATGAACATAGAAAAGATAACGGAATGGCTTGGTGTATTACAATTTAATTATAAATATTTAAAATAAAACCGATGGTGGTAAGGTATCATTAACAACAACAATTAACAACAATTTAGTTCAAGGGTGTCCACCAGCCTTTATTTAAAAAAAAGCCAAACGTTCACACCGTCTGGCTTAAAAACACAAACTGCATGACAATGCAGCATAGTGCAAAAGTAATTATTCATCATTAAAAACACAAATCATGGCAATTAATGCAACAAACACACAAGCTCATAGAGAGTTAATTCCAGCAGGAAACTACATCGCAAGATGCTATCAAATGATAGAAATCGGCACCGTTAAAGAAACTATACTTGGTAAAGAAAAAATTCTGCCTAAAGTAAGAATAGGCTGGGAACTGCCTACTGAACTAAAAGTATTTAAAGAAGAAAATGGAGAACAACCATTAGTCATAAGTAAAGAATTTACTTTATCTATGGCTGATAAAGCAAACCTTAGAATTGCTTTAAAATCATGGCGTGGTAAAGATTTTACAGAAGAAGAAGCTAAAAGTTTTGATATAACAAAACTAATGGGAGTTCCGTGTATGTTAAACATCATACATAAACCATCAAAAGATGGAACAAGACATTATGAAGAAATATCAGGTATAACACCAATGCCTAAAGGTGTAAATTGTCCAGAACAAATAAACAACACTTTTATACTTTCTTATGATGATTTTGATATAAATAAGTTTAATACACTACCTGATTTTATTAGAAATAAAATGCAAACAAGTATGGAATTTACTAATATTCAAAACCCAAATCATAAAGAAATACACCATTCATCTATAGATGAGATATATGATGACTTACCATTTTAATTTTTAAATCTAAAAACTAAATAATGGAAACACTAACATTTAGCTGTCATTCATTAGGAAAATTAATGACACCAGCAAAAGGCAAATCAAACCTTGACAAGTATAATGATGCTGTGGATTTACTATCAACTTCTAAGACAAAATACGCAGAAACAATTAATAAAGAAACTGCAACCGCAAAGAAACTATTCAATAAAATAGAATCATTAGAACACGAAGTAAAAGAACTTGAGCAAATTAAAGATGATATTGTTTTATCAGAAACAGCAAAATCACACATAGAAGATATTTGGCTAAGAAGAAATTTCAATTACAAAGAAACTGTGATTACGCATGAATTGATTAAAGGAATTGTATGTGAAAAAGAATCTATTGAGTTATTGATAGAAAACGATTCAGAGTATAGAGAGAAAAACACACAGAGTTTCAAAAATGAATACATCCATGGAGAGCCTGATGTGATACTATCAGAAATCATTGAAGATGTAAAAAATTCTTGGACACTAAAAACATTTTTTAACGCCGAAATCTCAAATGATAATTATTGGCAAGGTCAAGGTTATATGGATTTGACAGGAAAGAAAAAATATAAACTTACTTATGTTCTTTGCGACACTCCGCCAGAAATAGTTACTAAAGAATTAAATTGGCAGATGGCAAAGCTAACATTTGCTGTTACGGATGGTTATTTTGATAAAGAAAAGATAGCTAATCAGATAAAACAAAACCACACATTTTCTCACCTGCCATTAGAAAAACGTATCAAGGTATTCGAGTTTGATTATAATCCTGATGATATATCCAGGCTGTATCAAACCATTGAAGCTGCAAAAAAATACTATAATTCATTAACACTATGAAAAATAAAGACAAAGAATTTTTTAGAGACTATGTAACTAATCTAACTGTATTGTGTAGTAAATGCAATAGTGATAAATCTAACAAATATTAATTACTAATGGAAAGACCTAATTACATAATTGAGATTAATATGTTCTACGATTGGCTCGAAACGAATCAGATTCCAAAATCAGCAATCGCATTATGGCATACATTGATGCACATAGCGAATAAAGCAGGATGGGAACAGCAATTCACAGTAGCTATATCCACCATTGAATCCAAAACAGGATTTAAAAGGTCAGAACTGTTTAAGGCTCGAAATATATTAGAGCAAAAATGTAGGCTTAAATGGAAGCCAAGGGGTGGAAATCTTAGTGCCGAGTATGAGTTAGTATTCTTTTGTGTGCATAATATGGACACAAACGGTAACGCAAGTGGTAACACAAGTGGTAACACAAGTGGTAACACAAGTGGTAACACAAACGGTACGCAAACGGTAACTATTAGTAAACTAAACTATACTAAACCAAACCAAACTAAAAATTCTAAATCTCATTCCGAAAATGAATTTTCGGTAATTGAAAAAAATGAAAATTTAAAAACTGAAATTCCTAAACCGCCTGAAGATTTATTTTATAAAAAATTTGTTTCCGTTTGGTTTGAATTTTACCAAAAACAATTTTCGCTGAAACCAACATTCGGTGCGGCTGAAGGAAATAAAATTAAATCGATACTGAAAAAATTAAAATCGAAATGCGAAGAATTTCAGATGGATTGGAATTTAGAAAGTGCTGGAGAATCATTTAATCAATTTCTGGAAATAGCATATTCGGATAAATGGCTAAAAGAGAATTTTCAATTAGCAATTCTTGACAGCAAATTTGATTTAATCATTATTAAAGCTTTAAAAACAACCAATGCAATTAGTAACACAACAGCTGAATCAATACTTGACAGATGGTGATTTGCTTTCATTAATGAAAGCAGAAAAGGCTATCGGTTTTGATTTGATATTTTCAACAAAATTTGAATCTTTTGGTAATGTAATTGATGAAAAAAATTTACTTGAAAACGTTATGAAAATAACACAGCGATTTATTAAAGTAAACTTCCCAGAAGTAAATGCAGTTGATATTTCCTTGCAGTTTGCAGTTGACATAATTGATTTACGACCAGATTGGAATATTATGGATATTCTTAATTTTTTCAAGTTTATTCGTCAACGTCAAGATTTGCCAGAGAATAAGATTTTTGGCAACAAAATAAGTCCAATTAAACTAATGGAATTAACAGCAGTTTACGAAGAAAATAAATCTATTGCTCGTGAGATATGGCATAAGAACGAAATAAGCAAAGCAGTATATGGCACAAAAGAAGAACGGTTAATGCTTGGAGCAAGTGGACAGAAATTACTTGGTAATACTGATACTTTTAAAGACACACGTTTTGCTGATTTAGCAAAACAGATAGCAGATAAAGAAAAAATAAAATCTGATAAAGTTTACGAGAATGCAGCAAAAACAAAACAGTTTCACAAGGACAATGTCTTTTGTCAAGATTGGCTTAAACAACAAGACGCAACTGATGAAGAAAAATTAATATGGTTTAATATATTTTTAATAAGAAAATTAAAATAAAATAAAATTACTAAACTTTAAATTATTACAAATGAAAAAAGAAAGCCGGGAACATTAGAACCTGATTGGAATAAAATGATTGATTACGAAATAATACAAAACAATTAATTATGGGAATTTTTAAAGAAGCACAAATAAAAAAAATGCTTAGTCAAGTCCAGGCAGGACAAATGACTTTTAGTCGAATGGTTGAGTTACTTAACAAAGAAACTTACAAAGAATTAGCCTATAAAGGTCAGTTAGTTACAATGATGGACGTTGTAAGAACTTTGGAAGCGTTTTTAGTTCATAATGAGCCCGTGAAAAATCAAACTGAAATCAAAATAAAAACCTTAATTGATTATATAAAATCGGAAGTTGTGGACGGTGCGAAGTCGCATCTCACATAATGGTAAAGTATTGCTGTCAGGTGGGGATTAAAAGAACTACTGCCTCACGATAGCACAAAAGTAAATTAGTAGTTCAATTGCTGAATTTGGCACGTCTGCCCCACTTTTGGCAATACATTGTTAGCGGTTCGGGCTTTTGTTTAATAATTAAATTTTTAAAAATGTCAAATAAAAAAGTAGCTGAAAAGCGAGAAAAGAAAGTAGTTACAACCAAAACATATACAGTAACTGTACAACATTATGAAGACGGAACTCAAGGAATGTATCGCAAAAATGATGGTTTTAATCCATTAGAATTAATTGGAGTTGCTGACTTCATCGCTTTGGAAGTTAGGGAGCAAATAATGGGTAGATTAAAACCTGATACAATCAAGCGTGAGGTTGTTGTCGATTAGCCTGACCGCTAACGTTTGCGCTTTATGCTGTGGCAAGCGTAGACTTCAACCTGAAAAACTTTGTCCAGCCATAGCATAAAACGCTTTGTTGGCTGCTGCTAATTAGAAACTTAAAATTATTTTATGTCAAACGATTTTAGAGAAGCTACTGAATACTATCAGAGTAATACAACTCTCTGGTTTGGGAAGCATAAAGGAATACCACTTTCAGAAATACCAAAACATTATTTGGTGTGGTTAAAGTATAAAACAACATGGTATAGTCAATTTAGTAAAAGCCTTAAACGAGCAATAACAGCAAATATTCCAGTTGAAATGAGAATTAAAAAATCAAATAAATGAGTAAGATTATCGAAAACATTCAACCTATTGTAAAATTTACTTACAATACAAGAAATAGCCCAAATCAAAAAATGTCATTTACAAGACAACAAATGATGGATTTGTTCGATTGTTTCAATGTAATTATTCAACAGGTGTCAGAGTGTAAATGTAGCAAAGAAAGAAAAGCTGTTTACAGCTACTTTAAAGAATTGGGGTGTGTCAAAAAGTAGCAGCCAACGTATCGGGGCTTTGCGATGGTGGGGCTTCAAGGCACAAATGTTCAACCCACAACTAAACTTAAATAGAAGTACAAATGACCAGTAAAGCACAAAAGCCCCACTATTGCAAAACCACAGTTATGTGGTCGTTTTATTCTTTATTTTTTGTGCGGGTGGTGTATTTTTTTTGATTGATTTTCAATGAATTAAGATATTTTAACAAAATACTTTAAAAATACTTTAAAAATACTTGCATAGTAATTGTAATTTACTTATCTTTGTGTCAACAAAAAGAGATAATAAAATGACAACTTCAAATTTCACAATAGTAAAAGAGACAGAAAAAGCAATACTTTATGTAGTTGGTTTTAAATTTAACGAAAATCGACCATCAATAGTTTATGGCGTAAATGGAAACGAAAATTTAAGTACAGGCTATTTAGTTGAGTGCTGGTTTCCTAAGTCAGTAATTGATGCTGAAGGAGTAGTTGCTGATTGGTTTACTAAAAAAGTACGTGAGGCATTTGGTCGTTTTAATCCAATAATGGGAGATGTAATTTATTAATCAATTAAATATAAAAAGATGCAAACATTTAAAATCACAAAAAACGGGAGAGATTTAGTAACTGGGCTTACTAAAGAGCAAGCAATTGAAAAGCTATTTACAACAGTAGAAGATTTTTCAAACGGCTACATTTATGACAATGAAGCAGAAACAATTTATCACGAAGTTGATGGTAAAGTAGTTGCTGAAAAAGGAGACGAAAGCGTTAGAGCTGGTGACAATTATTTTGAAATTGAAAGCGAAAATTAATTATGGCAAAGAAAAATTATACTTGGAAACTTGAAGAAGAATTGGTTTCTAAAATTCAGCAACTCGCAGAAAAAGAACATCGCTCGCTCACTAATTATATTGAGGTTATGTTTATCGAAAAATCTCAATCCGTAGCGGTGGGTGGGAAAAAAAATAAAGGAAAAAATGCGACATAACAAAAAGTATTCTTTAAGCCTGGATAGAGTATTTTTTATGGGAATTAGATTTTGGCAAAAAGAATAAAGAATTACAAGCATTTAGACAAGACAATAGCATAATTGATTTGTCTGATGCTGGCAAATTATATGATTATTTAACCGAAAATAAAAATTAAAATGAAAAGCCATTTGCACTTAAATATTAGGATTAAAGCAAAAGATAAATTAATGAAATGGGATGTTGTATTGAACCCTGTTTTCTTTATGTATCATAATGCTTTTGAAGTAAAAGTAGTTGAAGGACCATTGTCAAGTTCCATTTTTTGCTGTAAAATTTCAGACTTTGAATATAATTGGTATGCAAAATTACAAATATGGTTTATTTGGAAAATATACTGGTGTAGAAATGTTTTTTGGCGATATGTAAGGTATCAATTCCCTGCAAAAGTCAGAAGATTTTTTAAGAATAGAAATCAAAAAGGTTCTGATGACTTGCCATTTTAGGGTGTCTCGTGGCATTACCACCAACGGTTTGCGGCTTTGTGTCAGTTTGCCCTTGCACAAGGCTTCAATTTAACGACAAACTTAATGGGGCAAATAGCACAAAACCACAGTTATAAGCAGCCTTTTTAAGTGAATTATTAACTAAAAAACAAATAAAAATGAGTACAAGAGCAAATATTAAATTTCAAGACGGTAATGACTTTATTCATATTGACCGAAGCCACGATGGATTTCCTGAAAACATTTTAGCAGATATTAAAGAAGCCGTTGATTTGTGTAAAGGTCGTTGGAGTGGTGCAGAATTAGGACAATTAGTATCAGCATTTTTAGGAATGCACTTTGACAAAAATAAACGTATTCAGCATTACGAACCTTGCATTGGTTACAATAAGGCTGGGGATGAAAGCTATGAGTATTTTGTCAAATGGAATGAAACCACAAAGCAATATGACTACGGAGTACTGTCGTAAGGTTGCGCAGCTATGCCCAGTTGGGCAATTAAATAAACAAAATTTCAAAACAGATAAAACTTAATAGAATGGAAGAAACTTCAAAAAACAACGAAACCGCCCAATTGGGTATAGGTGCTGTTAGTGGCAGTCGTTTTCAATCGGCTTACGCTCAGTACTGGGATATGGTTAAAGACATTATTGATGAAGAAGGATGGGTTTACACCAAAGAAGCACCACATATGTTAGATGCTTATTTTGAAAGCAACACAGGAAAGCCTATTGAATTTCAAAAGTCATTTGGTAAGTCTGGAGATAATCCGCATTGGTTAACAAGAGGAAGTCGTTGGAGACCTTCGGAGCTGTCTTAACGATTGCCACTAACGGTTTGCAGTATGAGAAGTGGGGGATTAGAAAGCACATAAGCTCGGGTCGCTACCGAAAGTCCGACAGTAGCTGGGGACTACGATATACCGCTACACCCCCATTTCTTATATACAATGTTGTATGCTGGTGCTGTTTTGAAACACTAATTTTAAATTAATAACTAAATATTAAAACAATGGGGAAAGAAATAAAAAAGTTAAGCATAAATGAAAAGATAAATTTTCTGATAGAACTTTATGAAAAAGAAAGACAAAAGTTAATTACTATTATCAAACCTTACTTGCAAAAACAAGAGTATAGCATAGCAAAGGAATATCAAGATAAATTAAATAGCATTAATGAATTTATTGGTCAATTAAAGATAATAACATATGAAGAAGAGAACAGATTTGTATTAACCACAGTTGATGGTGTAAGTAAGTTCATAGACGATAAAGTCTTTTCAGTTGAAAATTCTCCTTCTTTAATAGACACAATAATGTGCCTAACTGTTTCTGACAATATAACAGAACTATATCCACGAAGAATATTTTTTTCAACTTTAGAAAAAGCGGAAGAATATATTGTTTTAAATAAAAGTTGTTTGAGTATTAGAGAAATTGCCATAATTATAGGAGAGTGTAATAATACTACTTATATAGACCTTGATATATTAACCAAAAAACTAAAAAATATTGTAGAATCAAAAATAAATTAAAATGAAAAACCCAACAAAAGAAAAAGCAGAGGAGTTGCTGAACAAATACAGAACGCATATAAGAAAAGCAGATGTATATAATCATTTAGTTCAGGAAGATGAAATTTATTTAGCCAAACAATGCACTTTAGTTTATCTCAATGACATTATATCGGAATGTGATAGTTTTGATTTATATGATTGTCATTTGCGTAAGAATTTTTGAAAAGCAGTTAAAAAAGAAATAGAAAATTTATGAAAAATTTATCATTACTTCCAAATAAAGAAGGTTTTGAATTTATTGCAGTATTAAAAAATGGCAATATTGTAAAATCAAAGGTAATAAAAGACGAAAATGGGGTACATAGGTTTCCTGAATTTAGCAACTCAATAGGATGGTTAGATTTAAAAATTAAAGCATTTAGAAATAAAAAAACTGGTTCTATTGATTGGAGAGGGAATCACGAACTTGCTACAATTTATACAGATAATTATTATTTAAAGCAACCAGATTTATATGAGCCGATTTACGATAATATTTAAAAACGAAATATTCAATGTTAGTACTTTCGTAGCACTTGCATACAACGGTACTTGTGTATGAGAAGTAGGGGAATTTGGCTAACGGTTTTGATGCGAGGTGTACAACTCAATTCATTAACACCTGGTGGTGGAAGTAGCAGATACTTAGACGGAGAGGTAGCTTCTCTGTGAGAGAGTAGATGTTAACGAAGTTGCTCATCGTTCCACCACTTGTTTATAACGTGCCGAGTATTTGCGTTCGGTGGCGCATTGAACCACTAAAGTTAAATTGAAACACTAAAATTAAATATTATGACAAAAGTTAAATCGAAGAACAAAACCGCCACTGACGCAAATACTGTGTTAGGTGCAGTGCCATACGAATATGGTGCTATGAGTAGCAAATTTCGCTTATATGCGGCCAACAAATTAACCGCTTATGCTACTATGGTTCTACACTATAATCAAAGCAACCACCTTGTAGTTATTTATGAACCTGAAAGCAGCAAGGAAGATATGTGGACTTCATTTACAGGCAAAGTATCTGAAAGGCTTGATGAAATATTTGGTGGTGAAGGTTCATTTGATAAATACTTGGAAGAGCATATAAGCGAAATTAAGGAATGCTATAAAAGTATCGAAAGGCTGGTTTAGGCATTGCACCTAACGGTTTCGGGCTTGGCGTTAGTGCCACCTTGCTCGAACTTTAAATTTTAGCACTAAACTATCTGGCGGCATTACGCCAAACCCGTGTTATGGGATAGTTTTAAAAACCTTTTAGGGTAGGCATTTAAAGACAAATTAAAAAAATGGAAACGAATTACAGAAAAATTGAATTTGGTGCAGGAGATAGCATCGAAAGAGCAATGCAAGATTTAGCACGATTTAAAGAACGTGGTGAATTAGTTTATGGTGAGTTTAACGGACAAAAGTTATACTCTGATATTGACAATGTGGATAGTGCTTACAAAAAGATTACAGGTAAAACAAAATCCGAATTTGATGCTGAACGTAAAGCCGAAAATGACAAATACAAAGAGGAACAAAAAAAGCACAAAGAAGCCATACCTGAATTAGCAAAGGACTGGATTGAAAAGGGCAATGCAATACTTGATGAACAATATCACGAAAAATGGGCTAAATGCGTTCCAATTCGCTTAGATGATTTGTATCAAGGAATGGAACTTGGAGCAACACTTGATATTGTAAAAGAATTAAATGCAGGTTGCGAATTGGACAAAGCAAAAGAAATAATTGAAGGACAAGGGCATTCAGGTATGTCTTTCGGTTTGGTTTGCTCAATGGTAAAATCATTTTGCAATAGAGGTTCTGAATTTGTTGCTTATGTCCGTTAAACAGTGCGTTGGGAAAAGGTTTTTAAAATTTCCCATAACGGTTTCGGGCTTGGCGAAGGTGGGCTTGTAGGATGCTCAATTTTAGCAGGATGTGTCTGCCCACTTTTGCCAAACCCGTGTTATGCGTAGTTTTTTATCACGAATTTTAAATTAATAACAATGAAAACAATAAGAGAGTTAAGAACAGTTTTAAGATTTCATCCACAGGAAATAAATAGTAGCATTAAGTTTTTTGCTGAAAATTGCAATATTGACTTTGATGTTTATTTGCCAACTAAAGGAAGAAATTTACAAAGAGATTACGTTTGGACTATTGACCAAAAAAGAGAGTTGATATGGTCTATTTTAATGAATAGACACATACCAAGAATGGCAATGTTAAATGTAGTTTCTGAAAAAGAAGATATAAAAGGAACTTACCAAGTAATAGATGGCAAACAAAGGCTATCTGCAATGATTGGTTTTTACAAAGGTGAATTTGGGTTGATAATTGATACTATAAATTATTTTTACAAAGATTTGCCCGAAGATTATCAAAGAGTAATTGCAGGTTTTATGTTTCCTTACTACATCGTAAATGAAGATTATGGAAATAAATTTACTGATGAAGATAAAATCAATTGGTTTCGATATATCAATTTCGCAGGAACTCCACAAGATGCCGAACATTTACGAGGTCTGTCCTAAAATTACGCATAACGTTTTGCGTGTATATGTCAGGTGGCGATTTGAAACATAAAACTTGAATATACCACAAATGTAAGTTAGAAGAACAAATGTTGAATAAACCACAATACCGCCACTTGCATATACACGCTGTTATAAGCTGGTGCGGTATTATAGCACAGGACTTGATTTGAAAGACAAAACCTTTTTCTTTTCTTTTTTGTGCGGTGGGGAAAATAAAAAATAAATTAAAAACAGAATATGATAAATTTAAAACAAGGCAACTGCTTAGAGTTAATGAAAGAAATACCAAATGGAAGTGTTGATTTTGTTTTGTGTGATATTCCTTATGGAACAACAGCTTGTAAATGGGATAGTGTTATTCCATTTGATTTAATGTGGGAACAACTTAAACGAATTAGAAAAGACAATGGTGCTATACTTTTATTTGGGAGCGAACCATTTAGTAGCAACTTGCGAATGAGTAATATGAATGAGTTTAAGTATGATTGGATTTGGGATAAAAAAAGAGTAAGCAACCCAATGATGGCAAAGAAAATGCCCTTAAAGAATTACGAAATTATAAGTGTGTTTTATAAACAATCGCCGACTTACAACCCACAACCAACTCGTAAAAACACAAAAGGTGTTCTATCCGAAAAAAACAAAGGTAAGACGCACTCAACAGACACAACAGGCGGAAGTCAATTAACTTGGAATGATAATAGTAGTGAATATGGTTACCCAAAAATGCTTTTAACCGACATAAAGGTAATAAATAACTTAACTAAAGATAAAAGCGGTTTGCACCCAACACAAAAGCCTATTGAGTTAAATGAGTATTTAATTAAAACCTATTCAAATGAAGGCGATACAGTATTAGATTTTACAATGGGTGCTGGTGCTTGTGGTGTTGCTGCTGTTAATTTAAACAGAAACTTTATTGGGTTTGAACTTGATGAAAATTATTATAAAATTTCCGAAGAACGCATTAAAAAAGCGTGGGAAGAAAAAAGAAAAGAAAAAGATTTACAGGTAGTAACTCTCTTTGGAAACGAAATGTAGCACTTGCTTATAACAGTTTGGGGCTTGGCGAAGTGGCTTTTGTGCGTTGGCTTGTGTGTCGGAAAGCCATTTTGCCAAACCCGTGTTATAAGCTGGCTGCGGTTGATTACCGAAAAACTTAAATCGAAGCACTAAACAAAAGAATTAAAAAAAAAGAGGGATGGAAATAAATAAAATATATAACGAGAATTGCCTTGATACGATGGCTAAAATGCCCGATAATTTCATTGACTTAACGGTTACTTCACCGCCTTATGATAACTTACGAGAATACAAAGGTTATTCATTTGCATTTGAAGAAATTGCTAAAGAGTTATTTAGAATTACTAAACAAGGCGGTGTAGTTGTTTGGGTTGTTGGAGATGCCACAATGAATGGAAGTGAAAGCGGAACATCATTTAAGCAAGCATTATTTTTTAAAGAGATAGGATTTAATTTGCACGATACAATGATTTACCAAAAAGTAAACTATGTGCCATTGACACATAACCGATATGAGCAATCATTTGAGTTTATGTTTATTTTAAGCAAAGGAAAGCCGAAAACATTTAATCCAATAATGATACCTTGCAAACAAGCTGGAAAGGTTGAAAAATATGGATTAGAACGCAGACAAAATCACGGCTCAAAACACGCTATGAGATTGTATGACGAAACCGAATTTAAAGCAACCAAAGAAAATAAGATTGCACCAAATATTTTTGCTTACACACTTGGACGTGAAAAAACTGGACATCCTGCACCGTTTCCAGAAGCATTGGCAAATGACCACATAACGACTTGGAGCAATGAAGGTGATTTGGTTTATGATTGCTTTATGGGAAGTGGAACAGTAGCAAAAATATGTGTTCAAACAAACAGAAATTATATAGGCAGTGAAATTTCAGAAGAGTATTGTAAGATTATCGAAACTCGTATTAAAGAGTGCGGTGGGCTTTTTTTTAATTCTTTTGAAACGGAATTGTCAAGTGAAGCAGGAACGTAGCAGCTTGCTTATAACGTTTGACGGCTATACGATGGTTGGGGTTAGTACTCCTTTACTTTCGATTAATCACAGATTTTAAAAGTACAAAAAAGATTTTAAATTAAACAATTAACCCAACTATTGTATAACCGTTGTTATATGATGGCTTTAAATTTAGAAAAATGGAAAATACTTTAAAATTAATGAATGAATTTGAAGAGAGAAATAACATATCTACAACATTAGAAATAAATGCAGATGGCTCTGGTATATTAAGAGAGTTTTGGGATGAAGAAATAATAAAGGAATTTGATAATATTGAAACGCTTGTTTCTTTTTTATCAAGCGGAAAATTAAAATTAGCAGAAGATGGTCGCTCTGTTTCTCCAATCGTAATCGTTGGCTAAGCTATCATATAACGTTAAGGTGCTTTGTGCTGTGTGGGATTTAATGCACTACGCTTTCAACCTTGCACAAAAGCCAATTAGAGGTACAAACTCTGATATTACCACGTCTGCCCACATAGCACAAAACACGTGTTATAGGCTGGCGGGATTTTCAGTACAAAAGTTAAATAGAAATACGAACAAAAAAAGTTTTAAAAAATGAGCGAGGGCAAAAAACATAATTTTCCATACAAATGGACTTTAAAAGATGCAGTATTTACCAAAGACAAAGGCAAAGTATTTTCCTGTTTTGCTTGTGGTGGTGGTTCAACAATGGGCTACAAATTAGCTGGATTTGATGTATTAGGATGCAACGAGATTGACCCTAAAATGATTGAAGCATACAAGGCAAATCACAACCCTAAATACGCCTATTTAGAGCCGATACAAACTTTCAAACTTCGTGATGACTTGCCTCAAGAATTGTATGAATTGGATATTTTGGATGGTTCACCACCTTGCAGTAGTTTTTCAATGGCTGGTAACAGGGAAAAGGACTGG